GGAGAGAAATCAAACCCGAGTACTTTGTTAATTTTGCGGCGAACAGCTTTGTCGGGTGTTCTTGGGATATGCCAGAGCAAGTTTTTGATGTTAACGCCTTGGGTGTGTTAAGGTGTTTAGAGTCAATTAAAAAGTTTCAGCCGACCTGTAGATTTTATAGCGCTGGAAGCTCGGAAGAATTTGGAGACGTAGATTATTCCCCCCAAGATATACGCCACCCAGTAAAACCCAGAAGCCCTTACGGAGCATCCAAGGCTGCCGCGAGGCACTTGGTTAAAGTTTATCGCGAATCTTATGATATGTATGCAGTTCATGGTATTCTATTTAATCATGAGGGAACAAAGCGCGGCGAAGAGTTTGTAACTAGAAAAATTACGAAGGGTGTTGCCAAAATACACCATGCCATAAATAAAAATAAAAGCTTTAAGCCTATCGCTTTGGGAAATTTAGATGCGAAAAGAGACTGGAGTGATAGCGAAGATTTTGTTAAAGGTGTGTGGCTGATGCTGAATCAAGACAAGCCTAAAGATTATGTATTGTCTAGTGGCGAAACCCATTCTATAAGAGAATTTGTAGAAAAGGCATTTAAATACGCTGGATACGAAGGAGAATGGAAGGGGAGCGGAGTCAAAGAGAGTTATGTAATTTTAAATAAATCTAAAAATATTACAGTTGTAAAAGTTGACCCAGACTACTTTAGACCCGCAGAGGTAGAGTTACTACTGGGCAACTCAATTCCCGCCCAACAAGAAATTGGATGGGAAAGAGAAGTTTCCTTTTGCAATTTGGTCAAAAAGATGGTAGAATACGACATTAAAGACCTAGATGAAAAGGAAGCCTAACAAATATCAGAAGTTAATAAACAAATTCATAAACGACCCCGCTGCGATTTGGAAAAATCGGGGTTTTATCGCTAGGGAAATAGCCATTGGCAAAAAGCTTTACGTTCTCATGGAGGATGAAAAGTTTTGGAAAGAAAGTTATTTACCTTTTAAGTTAAATAGTTTAGCTTGGTTATTATCAGCAGACGGAATAGAGTGGATTAATTCCGAAGCCGTCAGGATGAAACTTAATTTACCGGAGCCTATAGTCTATGAACTAGAAGAAGAGAAGCTTGGTAAAGACGTAAATATAAATAAACCTAAAAAAACAATAATGGATTTTTTGAAAGATGCCTCCTAAGAAAAAAGTAAAGTCAGAAGCGGGAGTAAGCCCCCTTAGTCAGATTCAAGCTTACCTAGAAACAAACAAAGGTGACCACTACAACTTTGAAGAAGAGCGGTCCTATGTAGTATCCAGTGGCTCCCTATTACTCGATATTGAAATGGGAGGCGGCATCGGGCCGGGGGTTATCAGAGCCTCAGGAATAACTGAAGGGGGTAAAACCTCCTGCTCGTTAGCCTTTGCCAAGAACTTTCAAAAGATGGACAACGCTATGGTTGTTTACATAAAATCCGAGGGTCGCCTCTCCAAAGAAATGATTCAAAGGGCGGGAGTAGACACTAGCGAAGATAAATGGTTTGTTTATAAAAGCAATGTTTACGAGTCGGTTATCAACCTGATGAGAGAGTTGGTGAGTAACAATGATACAAATACACGTTATATGTTCATTATAGACTCAATGGACTCGCTAGTCCCTAAAAACGACCTTGAAAAACCACCAGAAGAAGCGAATAAAGTAGCGGGAGGAGCATTGCTTAGTTCTGACTTTCTAAGAAAGATGGCTTTAGGAATGACTACCAGAGGCCACATTTGTTACATGGTTTCGCAAGTAAGGAGTAAGGTTTCCATCAATCCTTACGAAAGGACCGACGCCAGAGTTACAAATGCTTCCGGAGGGAACGCTCTACTTCATTATAGTGATTGGATTCTAGAATTTCAAGAGAGACACTTAAAGGATATAATTTCTACACAGCCCAATGGCAAAGGGGATATGTTAGGTCATTGGTGTAAAGTTGTTTTCAAAAAGACTCCAAACGAAAAAACAGGCTCCCTTGTTCGATACCCTATTCGCTACGGAAGACTGGATGGTAAAAGCATCTGGGTTGAGTACGAAGTGGTAGATATGTTACTGGCGTTCGATATGGCTAAAAAAGCTGGAGCTTGGGTAACCATCTCTGACGAACTTGTAGAGGAGGTGGGCAAAGAAACTGGTAAGGAGTTCAAAAAACAACACCAAGGGGCAGACAATCTCCGCAAGTATTTCGAAGAAAATGTAGAAATTGGGAAATTTATATTTAAAAAATTCAGAAACACGCTCAAAAAGTCATGAGGCTTTTTAACATAAACGGTAGGCTACAAAAAAAAAGCGTATCTAAATATTTAATAAACTGGAACAAAAAATCTAGGTCTAAGGTTCAGTTTAAAACTAAAAAATTTTTAGAACCTTTTTGGAAAGGTCACATTGTTTATGAAGAGTTCCCCGTTTATGGCAGTCGAATGACTGTAGATATTTTAAACGCAACTAAAAAGCTCGCAATAGAAGTTCAAGGTAAACAACACGGTGAGTTCAATAAGTTCTTCCACAATAATTCGAGGCTCAAATACCTCGAAGGAATAAAAAGAGATATCAAAAAAGCAGAGTGGCTCGAAAGCAATGGGTTTATTCTGTTAGAGATAGAAGAAGACGAGGTAGAATCTCTTTCGTTAGATTTCTTTCTGGAAAAGTTCGGCATGACTATTTAGTGCTTGACTTTTTTTAAAAAATCATATACAGTAGTAAAAGGAAAACAAAACCATGGAAATATATTCATTAAAAATCGAAAAACACGTATTAAGCGGCCTAATCAAACACCCCAACTTATTCGCAGATGTAGAAAAATTTGTAACAGAAAAAGATTTTTACAACGACGTACACAGAACTATATTTTGTGTCATCAGAAGCATTCTTTTAAATGGAGGTAAACTAGACAAGGTTCTACTGGCAGAAAAAATTAAAAACCTCGGAGTTTCATTTAAAGATGAAATTGATATTTATAGCTATGTAGATAACTTGGGATTTTCTCAAATACAACCCAAGGCCGTAATAGAAGCGTCACAGGAATTATTGAAATTAAGAATCCGCAGGGAAATACAAGAAACCGCTCAGTCCGTGAGAAATTTCGTAGAGAAGTCTGGCAGTAAAGATATAGATGAAATTATCGGAGAATGTGATGCTATTTATAATTCTAAGATTAATAGCTACTCAATTCAAGACGAACCTGTAAACATATTCGAGAATTTAACAGACATAATCGAAGAAAGAGGCAATGAGCCAGAGGAGGACGTTGGTTTTTATACTCCATACGAAGAATTTAATAGACTATACGGAGGGTTAAGGCCCGGAAATTTGTACGCTGTCGTAGCAAGACCCGGCCAAGGTAAAACCACTTGGATTAACAATCTTCTAATGAAAACAGGCGAGCTAAACAATGTTCCTGTTCTCATGTTAGATACCGAAATGGCGACGTTAGACATTCAATTCAGAACAGCCTCCTCGATAACAGACGTACCAATGTGGTACTTAGAAACGGGAAACTGGAGAAAGAATCAAGAGCTAACCTCGAAAGTTCGCTCGAACCTAAAAAAGACTAAATCCACCCTGCAATGCCATCACGCCTTTGTCGGAAACAAAAACATAGACCAAATATGTTCTCTAGTAAGAAGGTGGCACTTATCAGCGGTGGGGCGAGGTAATCCGTGTATTATTTCCTACGATTACGTAAAATTAACAGGCGAAAAGGTTGGGCAAAACTGGGCCGAGCATCAAGCCATTGGGGATAAAATCGACAAGCTAAAAAAACTTGCCGAAGAATTAAATGCGCCGTTAATCACGGCAATGCAATTAAACAGAAGTGGCGAAAATCATAACAGGAGAGGTACAGATGTTACAGATGATAGCTCTGCCATATCCTTATCAGACAGGCTACAGTGGTTTTGTAGTTTCGTCGCAATTTTTAGAAGAAAAACGGTTGATGAAATGGCCTCTGACGGAGAAAATTTTGGAACCCACAAATTAATCCCACTTAAAACCAGATTCCAAGGCAAGAACGCAGTTGGCCACCACGACTTAGTTAGAAGGCCAATGGAAGACGGCTCGTTTAGATGGATGAATAATTTTTTAAACTTTTCCGTAGAGAACTTTAATGTAGAAGAAAGGGGCTCCCTGCACAGCATTATTGAAGCCCAATCAGAAAGATTCAACCCGCAAGAAAGAAACGCTCAAGATGGTGAAGAATTATTATGAGTGAAATAAAAGAAATTTTAATTAACTTGGGATACTCTAATATAACGGAGGACACAAAGAACTTCCGAATGAAGCCCGTTTACCGCGACTCAAGCAGTAACACAGTTTTGAGTGTGCGAAAAGATACGGGCCGATTTATCGACTTCAGCAAGCAGATTAGCGGCAGCCTTCAAGACCTCGTAAAACTATCATTGAGTTGCT